TAGATATTATTGACGAGCTTTGCAGCTTCGTCAAGAAAGGTGATTCCTATAAAGCTGAGCAAGGGGCCCATGATGATCTGGTCATGACGCTGGTTATTTTCGCATGGTTATCCACCCAAAGCTACTTTAAGGACTTGACAAATTTGAATATCCGGGAGCAGCTTTATGCAGAAAAAATCAAACATATGGAAGAAAATATGCTGCCTGCGGGTTTCTTTGGAATTGAAGGCGTCGAGGCAGAAGTTGAAGTCGATTCAGAGGGAAATGTTTGGACTAAAGTCAACGAGGATGAGATGCAGGATCGTCTTGGTACTGGCTGGGCTTGGTGAGCTATGTCGAAAAGCATCAATCCCTAAATATCTGGCATGAGCCAAGCGTAAATATGCTCGAAAATTAGGCTTTATTGAGCGATAAAGCGATAAAGGAGAATACCCAATGGGATTTCAACTCAGTCCTGGGGTCCAAGTATCGGAAATTGATCTAACGACTATTGTGCCAAGTGTTGCAACGACACCTGGCGCCGTCGTGATCGCTTCGCAATGGGGACCAGCAGAAGAACGAATTCTAATCGACAGTGAGAGAAATCTCCTTGCGACGTTCCAAGGCCCCAATGCCGATAATTTCGAATATTGGTTCACCGCTAATAACTTTCTCGGTTATGCCAGCAATCTACAGGTTGTGCGTGCTATCGCTTCGGATGCACTTAACGCATCTTCGACCGGTTCATTCTCAGGTGTAATCAAGAATGAAGAGGATTACGAAGCTACTTCTAATGTAGTTCTTGCAAGTGCTGGTGAATGGATCGGTAAGTTTCCAGGTTCCCTCGGCAACAGCCTTGAGGTGAGCATCTGTGATGGTCAAAGCACCAAATTGCAATTCGTAGACACCTCCGCGTTCGTTTCTGGTGAGGAATTAACCGTTGGTGAAACTGTACAAGGTCAGACTTCAAGTGCCACGGCCACGGTCGTTAGCTTTACTGCGGCCGCCGTGGGTCAGACAGGATCGGTTCTGTTGGTTGATGGCGTGTCCGGCACGTTTGCCGCCGGTGGTGAGGTAATCCTTGGTGGAACATCTACCTTCGATATTACTGCGGGTGATGGCGGAACACCTGTCTCAGAATTCGACCTTTGGGACTTCAAAAATCTATTCGGTCAGCAGCCCGCTACTTCTGATTACGTGGCTCGCCGCGTCGGTAGCAACGACGAGTTTCACCTAGTTGTGGTTGACAAAGATGGCCTTTGGACGGGTGAGCCCGGTACTGTGCTTGAAACTTTCGAGTTTCTTTCCAAGGCTTCTGACTCCACCAAGAATGATGGTTCCAAGGCATACTACAAAGAGGTAATCAATGAAGATTCACAATTCATCTGGTTCGGTGACTTCCCGGCCGGTACTACCAATTGGGGTGATCCTTCGGATGCTCTAAACGTCGATTACGACGAAATTGGGATTCTTGACAGCCCGCTTTCTGGTGGTGCGACTGGTTCTGCTCCTTCTGATGGTGATATCATCCGAGGATATGACCTGTTTGCTGATCCTGAGGAAGTAGATATTTCGTTGCTGCTCACTGGTCCCGCAAGCGAAGCTGTTGCTCTTGCCGTTATTGGCATCTGCGACGACCGACGTGATTGTATTGCGTTTGTTTCGCCTGAGAAGGCCGATGTAATCAATAATAGTGGTGATGAGACAAACGATGTCATCGACTTCCGCAATCAGTTGCCATCAACCTCTTACGCGGTGATGGACACCGGTTGGAAGTTTCAATTTGACAAGTTCAATGACGTATTCCGCTTTGTGCCGCTCAACGGTGACATTGCTGGTCTTGCGGTACGCACAGATAACCTTGCTGATCCTTGGTTCTCTCCTGCTGGTTTCAACCGTGGTCAGATCCGCGATGCTGTGAAGCTCGCGTTCAACCCTAATCGAACGCAGCGTGATGAGCTTTATGCCAGGGGTATCAATCCAGTGGTTGCGTTCCCAGGTCAGGGTACGGTCCTCTTTGGTGACAAGACTTTGCTCTCACGACCGAGTGCATTCGATCGAATCAATGTTCGTCGTTTGTTCATTGTTCTTGAGAAGTCGATTGCTAAGGCTGCTCAATTCATACTGTTCGAATTCAATGACGAGTTTACTCGTTCTCAGTTCCGTCAGTTGGTAGAGCCGTTCCTTCGGGAGATTCAGGGTCGCCGTGGTATCTTGGACTTCAAGGTCGTGGCCGATGAAACCAACAACACTCCAGAGGTCATCGACCGAAACGAGTTTGTTGCAGATATCTTTATCAAACCAACTCGATCCATCAACTTCATTCAGTTGAACTTTATCGCGGTGAGAACCGGTGTTAGCTTCAGCGAAGTTGGCGGTTAAGGCATACATATTCCTAAAGGAGTTACTAACAAATGTCCATGAGAATCGACGATTTCAAAGGAGCACTCGCGGGTGGTGGAGCAAGACCAAATCTGTTCCGCGTCACGATGGGTTTTCCATCTGGTGCATCTAGCGCCCTTGCGACAGGACTTGGAGCCATTGGTGGTGCCATCGGCGGCGCTGTAGGTGGTGCTGTAGGTGCTGTCTCTAATGTGCTTGGTGGTGGAGGTCCCTCCCGCAAGTTGCAGTTTCTTTGCAAAGCTGCAAGTCTTCCAGCTTCAACGGTTGGTATTATTCCTGTGCCGTTCCGTGGTCGTCAATTGAAGATTGCCGGCGACAGAACATTCGAAGAATGGACCATTACTGTCATCAACGATACGGACTTTGCAGTTCGTGATGCGTTTGAAGAATGGATGAACACGATCAACGCTCACGTGGCAAACGTTGGACCGAGTGGTTTGAATTCTTATATTCAGCAAGCTCAGGTCGAGCAGTTTACCCGCGAAGGTCCGAGCATTAACCCCGCATCTCTCAAGACGTATTTGTTTGAAGGTTGCTGGCCGTCAACGGTCGGTGCTATTGATCTATCTTATGAAAGCGGAGACGCAATTGAAGAATTCACAGTAACGTTGCAATACCAATACTGGACTTCTAACACAACCAGCTAAGCTAATAGCCTAGTGAGGATTTTATACTATGCCACTGAACGTATTTGGGTTTGAACTCAGACGTAGCCAGAAGTCTATCAAGGACGAACAAAAGAAAGAATCGTTTGTTCTTTCTGATGAAACTGATGGTTCTATTACTATTGAACGGGGTGCAGGTGGATTTGCTTTCACTAGTACCTTTTTTGACCAAGGCGGACAAATTGGTGGGACTGACTTTGATAATATAGTCACCTACCGTGAGTTAGCACTTCATCCAGAAATCGAAACTGCTGTTGATGATATTATCAACGAAGCAATCGTCTCTGATGAAAGAAAACCGATTGTTCAATTGAATCTTGATGAAGTAAAATTCAAAGGTGTTAAGAATGCTGATAAGATCAAAGAGAAGATGCAGGAAGAATTCCTGAATATCTGTCGCTTGTTGCGGTTTCAAACTAGAGGACATGAGAAGTTTCGTAAGTGGTATATCGACGGACGTTTATACCATCATCTTCTTGTAGACGAAGATGACGCACAAAAAGGAATTTTAGAAATACGCGAAATTGATCCATTGACAATTCGCAAAATTCGTGAAGTTGTTCGTGAACGAGATGAGAAAACTGGCGTTGAGATTCCAAGAGTTGTTGAAGAATACTATGTGTTCAATGAGTCGGGGTTTCAAACTGGTACGAATGTTGGTCAAGGTCCCAATGAAATTCAAGGGATAAGGATTGCACTCGACTCTATCTCGTTCGTGCATTCGGGATTGGTCATCGACCTTCCTGCGTCACGACAAGCTATTGCAAGTCCAGGACGATATCGAATCAAGAAAGTCTTTGGCTACTTGCATAAAGCTCTGAAGCCGATGAACCAGTTGAGATTGCTTGAAGATGCGGTAGTGATCTACCGAATCTCAAGAGCCCCTGAACGTAGAATTTTCTACATCGACGTGGGTTCTTTGCCTAAAGTAAAGGCAGAACAGTATCTCAAAGACATCATGAATCGTTACCGCAACAAGCTGGTATATGATGCTCAGACAGGTGAGGTACGAGACACACGACGACACTTCTCAATGCTGGAGGACTTCTGGCTTCCGAGACGTGAAGGAGGACGAGGAACAGAAATCACAACCCTTCCAGGTGGTGATAATTTAGGAGAGATGGACGATGTTGAATACTTCTTGAAGAAGCTCTACAAAGCCATGAACGTACCTATCTCTCGACTTGATCCTGAACAAGGTGTTCAGGGATTGGGACGAGCAAGCGAAATCACAAGAGACGAATTGAAGTTTTCGAAGTTCGTTGCCAAGATTCGTACTAAGTTTTCAGAATTTCTAGCAGGCCTGCTGAGAACGCAGCTACTCATGAAGGGTATCCTAACCGACACGGACTGGGATCAGATTCAAGAGAATTTACATTTTGACTGGGCCCGGGACTCTCACTTCGCAGAGTTGAAAGACGCTGAAATTCTTCGTGAGAGACTAGAACTTTTGGGAAGCCTAAATGAAGCAACAGAACTTGGCTTCTATTCGCAAGCCTGGATCAGAAAGAATGTTCTACGTCAGTCTGATACGGAGATCAAACAGATTGATAAGGAAGTAAAGAAAGAACGCAAGGCCGCCGAGGCAGAAAACGGCGACGATGACGATAATGGATTTGGTAGGGATGACGACGAGGACAGATTCAGTCCAGGCTCAGATGCCGATGCACAGAAATCTTCACCAAAACCACAGCAACAGGAGGCTCTTAATGAGTGACGAAACAAAAAATATGATTGATGCTGCTACCAATAACGATGGTGCAGCATTCAAAGCATCGTTTGAGACAGCTATCAATCAAAAGGTTGGAGATACTTTGCAGGTACAGAGGCAAGACATTGCTCAGAATATCTTTGGAAATATTCGTGTGCCCACCGAAGAAGCCGTGAGCGAAGCAACTGATTCGTTTGATGCGGACCATCCTCTCGTTCGTGCGTTTGGTTTTTCGGATGAGATCGGTATGGGCGACTGGGCTGACCAGTTCGCAAGACTTAAGAGAGATGTTACACGCCTCGATCGCGGACGGTTTCCGACTAATAAGCGTCCGGTTATGCTAGTTCGCTTCGTCAACGCCTCGGCTGCAAAGAAAGCGGAGAAAGCTGTCAAAGAGTTCAGCGGCGTATCTTTAGGAGTGAAAAAATTAAGAAAAACAATGCCCAGATTGAAGCTGAGCTAAGGTAAATCGTATGAAAACATTCTCTCAAATCAAAACTCAACTCGACGAAGTAACAGCTAACGATATTCGTGGGCTATTAGAGCATCTTGATGGTGATAGTTTTCGTGGTGCCGGGGTTCCCAATGATTTTGGTCGTGGTGGCTACAACGATCCACACCACCTTTCGGGTCGTGGTCAATTACTTGACGTACTAATTCGTAAGGTCAGTCAACTAGGTGTCGAAAATGATGCATTAGCTCAAGAGGTTGCTGAGAAGATGGGTCTGGACTTAGGTGATTCAGGTGGTGTTCAGAAATTGCT